TTAAAGCTTTAATGACTGTACGAGGGAACGGCTTCCCCATATTACCGATTAAAGCCGTGAGTACATCGTTAACGCTAGCACTTTCGCACCATACGTTACCTTGCAACAATAACTGATGAGCGTTATCGGCCGTGGCACTTGTGCCGTCTCGTCCGTCCTCACCTTTATCACCTTTAGGGCCTTTTAGGGCTTCTAATTGTTCAGGTGTGAAATCTGCATAGGTAAATGGGTCTCCCTTGGGACCTTGTGGACCAACTGCCCCCATATCGCCTTTAGGCCCTTCATGACCACGTTCTCCAGTATCACCTTTATCACCTTTTGGGCCTTTTAATTTAATAATTTGTGCAGCGTCTTTAACTTCAACATTATCTTCTGCATTCATATAAATATTAATAGTATTAGTATCGCTCATATTATTTTCCCCTATTACTGATTCCTTGTTTGATAATAACCTTACCTTCTACCAAACATTTAACAGGTCTGTTTCCAACCCACTTAAATAAGTCCCAAAAGTAAGTGCCACTATCAATTGAATTCGTGTCTAAAGTTAGATTGAGTTTGCTTTTTTCGCCATCCGAAAGTGGTTGTTCACTATTTGTAATAACAAACCTACCTATTATTTCATCATCCCAACTATATCGCCTAACACAGGCGAATACATCTTCTGCATCAACTACTGAATCACATCCAATAGTTAATGTAATATATTCACCTTGATAGGCAGTCATATCATGCTTGACTGGTATCATCTGCATCTTCCTTTTCTAAATCAATCAATTCATTATGGATACAGCCCTCTGTAGGGCAAGTTCCGTCATCGTTTAGCACTTCCCAGCAGTATTTACAGAATTCCATAACAGGAACTTTACTTTCTCCGATAAATTTAGGCATATTATCGCACCCCCTTAATACGTGTTACCATTTCGTCATTTAATTTAATATATTGGACACTAATGGCTGTAGTAGGTTTCTCCATCAACAGCAATCTGCGTTGAGCTTCTTCGAGTACTTTAAATCGAGGTTCGTATTCTGCTTTAATAGCATTAATTTTATCTTCTTTTGTTGGAACATATTCAGCTACAGGAATATCAACAAATTCACCATTTACATATACTTTACCGCTTATGAATTGTGATTGCATTTCACTATCACCTGTTAATATGTTAGCAGTCGGATATGCTTGTCTTGCCAATTTTTCTGTTTCTTCTAAAGTGTCCGCATGAACACCAACTACATAAGATGTTTGGCGAACACCTTTTTCATCTAATACGAATACATACATATTATTCTCCTTTCTGAGGTTATTATGAAATTAATTGAGAAATTAAAAGGCGCCCATGAGCGCCCCTATGTTGCATATAAAATTATTGGTTATTATTCCTCTTATCAAGAGGCTAAGGAGGCATTATGCAATGTTCATACATTAGATGATGTGTATCATTCATGGTTAGAGTTACATTCATTAAATGTCTCATTACACACCATGAAAGGATATGCATGTGCCTATCATCATGTAGCATCTATATCTCACCGCCCTATCAACGAAATCACATATATGGAGTTACAAAATATAATATCGGATATGCTAAAGAGCGGACTCTCTTATTCCTCATGTAAGAAAGTTCGCTCTTTGCTTAATCAACTATATTCATTTGCGATTGTGAATGACTGGTGCTCGAAAGCATACAGTCAATATTTGAATATTGGCCACAATATTCCTAAACGTCCACGCAAGGTATTTGCCACAAATCAAATTAACCGCTTATGGAATCTCAATGCAGAATTGCCCTTAATACTCTTATACACTGGAATGCGTGCTAGTGAATTAATTAATCTTAAAAGCACCGATATAAATCGAAAGCAACGATATTTAAAAATTACCTCCAGTAAGACTAAAGCAGGTATCCGCATCATTCCCATTCATCCTCGCGTATGGCCCTTTATTGAATCTCGATTAGCTAATAAATGGATCATAAAAGAACGTAATTATGTTTCTCTTTCGCACTCCTTTAAATTAGCCATGAATACTATTAATGCTAAACACACGCCCCATGATTGCCGTCATTCATTCGCTACTAGATTAGATGATGTAGGTGCTAACTACAATGCTAAGCGATTATTGTTAGGCCATGCTTCATCTAATGTTACTGATGGCGTTTACACTCATAAATCACTTAGACAATTACGCAAGGCCATTGAAATGCTTAAATGACCAAGGGGGAAAATTTGCCGCCGAAGTAGAATCTATAACTTTTCCAATTCGATTCACGAAAGTGTTTGCCGTTATTCCTATGATGCTGGATGAGCCAACTCCATATCATGAAATGACGATTAGACCAAAGGCAATCACAACGATTAATTTTAAAATGGTAAGCGGTAGTAATAACACTAACTATCCTAAATCTCGCAATAATGGGAATTGGATTGCTATAGGCATTTAAATACCAATTACACACCATTCAACAATAGAGTCAGCTTTCAACATTGTTTGATAGCTAGAGTGTACCTCGTATCGCATATCTGTATTGGAAATTCTCCTTGTAATAACACTTGCTCCAGAGTTCCCCCAAAATATGGAGGTATCACTAGCTATTATTCCACAAGAATGAAATAAATGACCTGTTGTGAATGCAACAGGAAATACAACTCGATTTGTTGTATTGGCCAAATTATTTATGTCTGATTGTTTTTGCTCGCCAGCTTGTTGTTTTCCCCCTTGGTCAAATTCCAATAGATAATACTCTAACCTGTCTATATCCAGTTGTCCCAGTTTTATCGTAATTAATACTACATAAAAATTGCGTATTGTTAATGGCCATTGCCCATGCTGGCCTATCAAAATCATATGCAGATTTACTACTTAAATCAGCAGAACCATTTACATAAAATGGTTTATTTTTAAACGCAATTGGAAATGACCATGGATTTGATGTACCATCTGTTTCTCCATAGTATCCCCCTTGGATAATTAAACCGCCAAACAGCTTGCCAAAGCTGATATACCATGCATTTTGATTAGATAAATCATATCTAACTCCCAAACTAGCTAAAGTCTCTGTATCTATTGCTTTAATTACATCTTTTGAATTTTTAATATTCAAATTAGAAAGCAATGTTTTTACCAATGCTAGTGTTGGTGCTAGGCTTTGTTTATCCCCATCATCTGTCGTAGTAATCATATTATTGACTTTTTCGATAATTGCATTAAACAGATTATCATGTGCATGTTCATCCGAGTTATGCGCTTCCAGCTGTTCATGCGTTACTAATGCCCCCATGTTAACAGTTAGCGATACATTTCCTGTATTACTAAATACCATTCCTATAGTTAATTCCTGGGACACAACTACAGATCCACCTTCTGCTGGCATTCTGTCTGGTTCAGGGTCTGTAAGATATGCATACAATATTTCACCCTTATCAGGATCTTGTGCAAACAGCCCAATTTCAGACATTCGGAAAGCTTCATGTATGCCAGTATTAGTTATAAAGGTATCTACGCTAACGATTTTTCCTTCTTGCTTAACTACAAAATTAGTAGTCTCCCACTTAGGGGAGATTACATCAGTTAATGCTAATGGATTCGTTGCATTAACACCACTACCTACTTTGATTTTAGTGAATGTCAGCTTAGTTTTGCCTGCATTTACCTTTGCTTGCAAATCCGCGCCAACATCAGTCATGGTTGCATTTGACCATTCTGCCATATATTCCTCCTATCTAACGCTATTGTCTAGCGCTACATTAATCTTTGTTTTCTTCGATTCAACCGTATAAGACGTTACATGGGTATTCAAATTAATGCGCCATGCATTCGTGAAATCACACTTAATATTCACTTTCTTAGATACCCCACACCAGCCGGCGAAATATTTATTAAAATTAATTCGTCGAATAAACTCAATCCCATCTAGCCAGGACCGTACATTTTTAGCTGTATTAATTGCTCGTACTAGCTTAGCTATATCTGATTCGCCAGTTAATGGAGCCGTAATTAACGTAACCTTAAAATAATAAGGTCTTCCTCCATACTCGAACCATTCTGCAATTTTCGAGTCAGAATATACTGTCTGTACAGCCTTCTCGACTGCGTAAGGTGTTCCCTTATGGCGGTGAATATCAATTGAATTCTTCACCAATTCACGCTTAGTTTCTATTGGTAATCCGCTATCATAATCATCAACATGAAGTTGATACGCTAAATGATCAATGACACTCTCTGATTCACTATCAATAGATGACCACAATAACAGCGTATTCGTATTCATGAATTCGGCTAGTGTATCATCCCACGTTTTCGCTATGGCCTTGATTGGCTCTTTATTGATTGAGGAAGGAAGATGTTCTGCACTTGTATACTTACTATCACGTATCATTCTTCCTCACTTCCTGCGAACACTACGGCGATTGTATTGGCTACTGCCACACCGCTTTGTTCTGCAATCGGAGTAAATACAGGAGCAGTCACTTCAACGCGTTTAATTCCAGATACATCCATGAGCATTTGCACCAATCGGCTAGGCACTATATCACGGCCTAATTTAGATTTTTGCCAAATTACGTAGTCATTAACGGCTTTATCTGCCTTAGCTTTTACCACTGTTGCATCGGCGCCTTTTTCAATGTAGTATTTAGCATCGATGTTATATTGCGTAGTAGTAGGGGCTAATACAGTTAGCTTATCTGTTAACGGTCTACGTTTCTTATCAGATAAATAATCCGTAATAGTCTTAAGTAATTCTTGTCCTGGAATACCGCCACCAGATAGTAATGGATAGATATTAACTTCCCCAGGATGTGGAGAGGATACACCTACATCGGTCACAAGGTGTGATGCTGATTTCGTGAAATACTCATATGCACCTTCAGGGCCAGCAACAGAAAATGATTCAGGCGCCTCATGAATACGTTCACGATAGGCTTCGTCATCCTCTTTATCGGAACCACCTTCAGATAATGTGGTGTTACTCATCGTATCCACATACGCTATAGGGTCAATAATTGTACTTATTTCACCTGGTTTAAACCCATTACCTTGAGCACCTGTGCGTTGTGCTTCTGCTTTTACGGATCCATTGAGTTGTCCTGGTAAAATCACCAAATCCTCAACAGTAGCAAAATATTCGCCACCTTCTGTGGATATTCTTGTACCTTTTGGAATAATAACAGAGTTCGTACGCACTGCTGACAATGTAGCTTGAATAGTAGTAGTCGCTTTTGTTGCCTGCAATCGCTCAACGGCAGCAGGAACCGCTCCGACGTGGTCTAAGTTATCGCCTTCTGCATACGCTAACAAATTTTGTTTCGCTGCATAATTTGCATCATTTAATAATCGAATAGTAATTTCCGAAATTACATTTAAAAATAAAGTAACAGGGTCGCCCTCTCCCAAGGTTCGCCCTGTTATTGTTGTGTAAATATCAAATACCTTTTGTTGAACGTGTTCTTTATCAGTATTAAAGAACTCAACATTAGGTAAATCAGATAATCTCATACAGTCACCATCACTTTCGGAATCAACGCCCCATTTTGTGTGGCGGTAAATGATATATCACTAATTTTGGCACGTGGTTCGTACCTTTTAATTTGCTGGAATATGTCATTAGATAGATGTGCTTGTGCTTGATGGATAGGCATATCAATAATACGACCATCAATACCAAATTCCCTATCTAATGGCACACTACCTCGAACAGTAGAAATAATCGTTTGCACATTCTGCAAAATCTCAGCGACTTCACTTTCAGGTGCTAGCGATATTCTATTGTCCGTGGTTGGTTTAATTTCATACGTTGCTGACATGGCTAGAACCTCCTCAATATCGTATTAACTTTATTGAACTTCTGACCATATTGATTAAGCATGGATTTTTCTTCTACTGTGTTCTTGTCCGGATATTCTTCAAGCGTTAGCGATACTTCAATAGATTGGGTCTTCCCATATGCATCCGTGAATAGACTATCTTCGCTCATAGACATGATAACGAAGTAGTTTTGACTAACAGGCTTGCCACCGATAATAAATGGTAATACAGCCCCTGTATCACGATACTTTCTCAACTTCTTAACCGTACTATCTGGAGATTGGCCAAGTGATGCAGAAATAAGAATCTTACATGTAATTTGTTCCACGTCCGGCCCACTAAATTGTTTAACAGGCTTTTCTAGCATTAGATTGTGTTTCTCCCATCTAGCACTACCTGAACGCGTAACATCTGATACAGTAAGAACATTATCTAATGCGGTATAAAAGACTATATCTGCTAAATAACCGATATACATTCATACCTCCTATTCTGGTCCTGATGTTGTAGAACCGCCAGACTCTACACCACCATGCACATGATGAACTAAGGAAATACCATTGACCACCACATCGCCACCACTTGAATTGATAGATAGCGTTCCACCAACATTAAGAGTCATATCTCCAGGAACAGTGAGCACACGTTTACCATTATCCGCACCATCTGGAGTTGGATCCGCACTACTAAAGAATGTACCAATAATGAATCCATCAGAAAAACCACGACCAGACCGATTAGGTAACATAATACACAATACCTGGTCATCAATAGCCGGCATCCAATAGTCCTTATCATGTGCTGCACCTCGATTAATGACAGATAGTGGCGCCGTAACAACACCTTCTCTATCAAGGCGCGTAACAACGGCTTTACCTTCTTCAGGAATTGTACTTGAAACATTTCCAATGAATATCATATCTGCTAATGCAGATAATATATCAGTAGCCATTTAAACACCTCCTTACATCAATCGACGTTGAATAATTGGCCCCTAATGTATGCGTTGCTTTCGTAATTAAATAATTACCATCAAACACCCCAAATCCTTCGAGCTTAACAGTAACCGATGCCATAATAAAAGGATTACCAGGGAAACTAAAAGACATTGTATCTGCTTCCTTGTTGGCTTCTCTTAGCTTCTTTTTAGCCAATCTCTTTGCCTCCGCTTTGTCTTTTACCTGCTCATTGACCTCTAATATAGCAAGGTACGTATGGCCCTTACGGTCAGGATCTTCAAACGTATCCTCAATCACAGTTTTCTTATCCTTATTGGTGTATTTCACATGACATGCACGATATACCTCACGAGTTTTACTTTTATATGAATAAGATAACGCCCTAGTAATAATCAAAGGCGGTTGTTCACCTTCTTTAGTCTGTACAGGTTGATACTGGCCACCTGGTCTACGAATTATAACTTTAGGCTTCACATTTTCGTATTTGTAATCATCGAATATAATCAACTGTTCAGTGGATACTTTAAGAGAAAACCCCGCATCATTGCATAGTTTCTGCAAGAATGCGAGGTCTGATTCAGCACTTTGAGAGGCATCTTTTAACGGTGGGTCAAAATCAGCATCCCATACTAGCTTTAACTTATTATCTTTTGCCTTTTCGGTAGCAATCGCTTTCAGCGTTGTGGCTTTCCACGATTTGTCTTTCTTTTTTTCCCGTAAGTCAGTACTACCGATAATAGCGACACCTTTGATTTTGACTACATCAGGAAGACTACTTCCCTCGAATTCATCAATTTCAAATTTGCCGATTGGTAATGTAAATTGTTCATCCCCTAATTTCTCCCATGCTACTGTATTAATAGCGACTTCTAGTAATGATCCTTTCACAGGATACCAATCACCGACCCATAGACGGCCCCTATCCTCTAATGAGATAGCCACATCATCTACAGTCCCTGAAAGATTATCTGTGAAAGTTACATCAAGAAGGTACTTACTAATATCGTCTGTGATGTCCTTTGACTCCTTACTCCCCCAATGTTGGTACCCAATCGTACACCATGCCCGCCGTGCTAATTTCGTTTGTGGTGTTAAGTCTTTCTTCCATTTTTGGACCTTAGCTAGGCTCTTTTGTAAGCTCATATACTATCGCCTCCATGGTGGTAAGAATTCAGGTAATGAATCAGCAGGGACATCTGGGCATGTCAACACAACACCAGCGGAAAATATCGCCGTATTACGGTGCTTTTGATTGGCTTCTAGCAATAAATTGATATATCGTTCGTTACCATACACCTTATAAGCGATTAAATCCCACATATCCCCTTGTATTGTTGTATAACTAGTCATAACTCAACCTCCGTTGTCCGGCGGTATAACTGCGCATCATTTGTTCAAATTCACGCATTTTAGCATCCAATGCTGACAAAATATCATCTGTTGAAGAACCATTACCCGCGTTAATAACTGGTGCGAAAGTAATTTGTACAGGTGCACCACTATTACTAGATGAGGATGTTACAGGTACGCTAGGTGCTAATGATACAGTAGGTGCTACAGCTGACTGTGCTCCACTTACACCTAACATCCGTCCTGCCGTTTGCCATAGGTTCATAGCATTAGCACTGCCATCAATAGGAACGATTACTTCAGGATATCCGGCTTCACCAATCAATGCAACTTCTGGCGATGTAATAACACCACCATTAGCATATGCATTACCGCCTGCAGCTTGAACACCTACTGTAAAGCCTCCACTAAATTGAGCCTTAATACTATCCCAGGCACCGGCAATTGCATTAGATACGGCGCTAGGAATTTGTTTTATCCAGTTCAATACAGCATTATAGGCATCACTTGCCCATTGTTCTGCAGCCGCTACAAATCCTGCTCCGGCGTCTGCACATGCACTAGGTAGGTTCATAATGAAATTAATAACATCGTTTACTAAATTACTAATCCATGATGTAGCCGTAGCATATGCCTCGGAGGCAAACGAAATAACCGCAGCTACAAACTCAGCACCCAACGTGATCATGTACATAGGTAAATTGATTAAGAAGTTATAAATATCATCGACCATGGCACTAAATGTAGTAACTGCGAAGTTATAACACTCTGTCGCGAATGAGACGACGGCAGATATAACAGCAGTACCAACTTGTACCACAATCTCAGGCAATCGCATAATAATACCTATGATAAATCCTACAGCCATACCAATATATGTTGGTAGATTTAACCATAGATTTACATAGGCAATTATTGCCGCTTTCAACGCATTAAATACGCTAAGGCCTAATGATAAAAACCCATTAATTACTGTCATAATACCAGATATAATGGCACTCCATGCGGAACTTAAAGCAGAACACACGCTATCCCATATTGAACTCAATCCAGAACATACACTATCCCAAACAGATGTTAATGTAGCACAAATAGTATCCCAGTTAGTTACTAATAGGTATATCACTGCAATAATCGCCATAATAGCAATTACCCAAGGCCCACCTATTAATGCACCCGCTGCTTTAAACGCACCCATTGCCGTTTCTACACCTTTAAATGCCGTGGTAATTGTAGTAATACCTGATGCCAACTTAGTAGCCGTGCCATATAGTAATGCCAATTTCAAGCCATTAGTGACTACGGCGGCAATAGCTTCCTTATTATCCTTCATGAAAGTTACAACAGCTTGTAATACCGGTATCAGTGCCGGTAATATTTGCTGAGCAATTGGTATAAATGCCTGTGCCAAGCCTAATGCAACTTGCGTAGCTTCTGCTTTCAAAATGTTCATTTGTAACCATATTTCATGGAGTGATTTAGGATCTATACCAACACCTTTAATTTGTGACGCGGCTGCTTGTGCATCTGCGTAATTTTCAAAAACTTTAGTAAGCTCCATGCCTTTAGCCCCTAGTGTTTCGAGCATGAATTCTTGTCCACGGCCTTGTGCCACTGCATTTTGGTAGCCTTTAGCCATTGCATCCAACTGTTGATTCATAGGCAATAACTTGCCATTGGCATCTGTCAAGGATACACCAAATTGACTAAGGTATCCTTGCAATGCTTCCGCACTTTTACCGCCACCGGCTAAAGTCTTATCCATTTTAGCGAATGACTTAGCCGCCGCTTCTACATCGACACCACTTAACGTCATAATCTTCTTAAATTGCGATGTTTCAGCAGTTGTCATATGTAGTTTATTGGACAATTGATAGAGTGCTTCACCGGCATTAACTACATTATCTATAATGGCACCAATACCAAAGCCTCCAGCTGCGACCATAGCAAAGCTTGCAAGCTTTGCTGTAATACCACTTACCGCGGCACTAGCACCTTGCGCAGCTGATGCAGCACCTGCTAAAGGACTTGCACCACCCATTTTACTGATTGCGTTTTGATGTGCTGTCTGACTTGCAATATTAGACCGCAACTGGGCCTGTCTTTGTAGCATAGAATTTAGCTTTTGCTCAGCTGCAATTACTGCATTCCTGTCACTAGCGTTACCAGTCTTTTGCGATATGGCCTGTAGTTTTCTATATTGTGCCTGTTGGTCTTTGATTGCATTTGATAATTTGTTGAGTTCCTGAGACGCTTTTGATACGGAGGAGGATAACCCGCCATCGAGTTTACCTTTAATGGCGATTGCCATTTCTAAGACTTTATTGGCCATTATTTTCTCCCTTTCATTGCTTTATTCTCGCGTTCGATACCATCACTAATGAGCTGAACGTGGACTATGAACTCATCCACGTCTAGCTCTCGAATGAAGTAATCCATCGGTGTACTAGTATATTTGCTACACGTAATTGCACACTCTGTGAAATACCGTTCTAGGTCTGTTATTTTTCGGAATTGAGCAAAAAATTCTGTACCTCTAAGCACACTCTAGTGAAATCGGCAGCCGGAAGGCTATAAATATCATCTACTTTACAACCGCATGCAGCAGCTGCTACATGTGCTTGATATGTCATAGATAATGCAGGAACTGTGATTGTTCTATCTTCATTCTTAGCAGACTTTTCGCATTTAATTAATGTATAACCGCTGATTCCTTCAAATTGTAAGGAATGGCCAGCTTTTACTAATTCAATACCCGTTTGTTCATGTGTTTCGTTCATAGTGTTATGTTTACTCATTAGTGGTCGTCCTTTCTACAGACTAAATACCGAGTGCAGCACGAACATCACCAAGGAAATCCGTACCGTCAGAAATAGAATCTTTATAGGCGTATTTATCGATTTCACGAACTACCTTGCCATCTTGTTCTAGTTTCAAGTATGTAGTTTCGATTGTGTTCGTTGCATCAATAGTATTGCCAGATTCATAGGTGCCATTTTCTTTAGATTTAGCACGGCCACGAATAACGGCGCGTGTAGGCACGATTACATATTTATCTTTACCACTATCCCAACATTGGATAGCACCACGTACTTCTAAGCGTACGCCACGGCCACCTGTAAGGCGGTGTGTAGTTTCTGTTGGAGTGTTCCATGTAAGTTTAGTTTCCATAGATGAGTAGTGGCCAATAACTGGCGCTTCTACTTCGCCTGCAATACCAACACCTTTTACAGTTTGAGTCATTACAGATTCACTAGGTAATTCCACTTTGGCAACACCTAAACAGTTGTCAGAGCCTTCTTCATATACACGGAAGTCATTAAGTACTTCCGGTACTTGATTGATAGATGCCATTATTTATTACTCCTTTCTATACTGTTTGAAATAGCGTTTTGAAATAGGAAACATCATATTCAGAAATGCTTTCAATTTCTTGCGCTGGAATTGGAGGTGTACGGTATTTGTGGAAGCGAATAATACCATTCAACAAATCTGTTGTAGGGTTTTCTGCTTCTTTAAATTCAATGCGACCACCCAAGATAAATCCACGAGAAGTAAGACCGTTAAGACGGATTGTTTCACTATCAAGAATTGTCTTGATGTTACGTGGCAAGATAGGCATATCTACTTTTTGCCAATACGTTAAGATGAATGTTTGGTCATCCCAATCATTGAAACGACGTACACAAATAAATGTATCCTTAACATCAGTCGTGCCAGGATATGCACCTGTATAGTTGCCCCAAGATACCCAACCATTGATATTAACGGCAGTCATAATACCTTGAGAGTTTAATAAGTTGGCTTGGGAGTGAGTAAGCATTACTTCCTTACCATTAGCTAAGCACAAGCCTGTAATGTTCATAGATTTATTGGAAGGTGATAATGTAGGAATATCGCTATTGGATGCATCGCATTTGCCAATAATACCCATGATGTGTGTAGACATATGGAACATGTAATCGCCATTGCGAACCATTGGCCAACATACGACTTCAGATTCACCAGTATAGCTATTCCCTTTCTTCCATTCGTAAGCATCTGTGTATTTAACAACTTGTGTAGTATCAATATCTACCAAAGTAGTCGCACCAAATAAGTTGTTGATAACACGAGATTTTGCTTTCATTACAGAAGCGACTGTAGGATTTTGAGAGAATCCAGGTGCAGCAATTAGACCAGGTACAATACCGAAATGATGATAGATTGTATCAATCAATTCAAAGCCTGTTGCCTTTTCATTGCTATCCACACCACCGATTACATTTTTATAATCAAAGTTTTCTACATTGAGTTCATCATATGTGAGGTTCAATGTAGTTGCGGAATCGAATTTGCCACCTTTGATAACAGAGATGATCAATTGATTCTTGTCATCAAATGCAGCCGTATAGTCTGTGTTGGCCACACCTGTTTGACCACCGCTAGATACTTGTAAGGTATTAAGCAATACTGCAGCTTTTACGATGCATTTCTTTTCTGTCAATGTAGCAGTTGTTGTAGTGGATTTCTTATGTTTAGTAGGATCCAATACGTTAACAAATACGATTGGAGCTACGCCATACAATTTGAATTGTGCGTACATTGCTTCACATAATGTGAAATGTGTCCAATCTTCAGAATAGCCAAGTTGTTGAACAGCTTCTTCCCAGCTATAACAGATAATTGGCTTATTAACTACTGAACTAGGGTCTTCTGTAAGGTGTACAGGTGCAGTACCGAACACAATTGGAAGGCCGGCAGTAGTTTGGACAGGAGCAATTACAGAGGTAGCTTGCTCACTTGTTTTGACGCCATGATAAAAGGCCATTTACTTCACTCCTTTATAATTCTTCAATGCGTTTACATAGAATACATTTAATTGTGTGCCTTGTGTTCTCACATCAATCATTGCTTGATTGAGTTCATCTAAAGGCACGAATAAATGCATAAAAATAGGGTCTTCCGCTTCCGGCAGTGGTGCACCGTCGCTAAATACCATGAATTGATTTAGCCGGCTACTGCGGAACGAAGGCCCAACATATACAACAGGGTTCATCGTTGTCTCCTATTCAATTACTTTATTATCCGTAAATATCTTATTTAGATTTCTACGAATAACAGGAATATACACTTCGAATTCAAGATATCCAACCCATTGAGGATATGGTTGATCATCAGGAATTGTTGTATTAACTGTATTCTCCTTAATTTCATATTTAAGTGCGACAGGATTATCAGATAGTAACCGCTCACGCACTACCTCTAAGAGGTGATATAGTCCGACATGGCCTTTTGTTAAGGCCTCGTCAAATGTAGTAACCAATACTGTAATCCCTACAGTCGAACTATCTGCATCATTAACAGAGTACGGACGTACTACTACTGCAGGGCATAACTTGCGCAAGTCCTCATTATTATCCACCCTTGGTAAGAAACCGCTCCATACTCGAATAGTGCTCGCGGTAACATCACTGGTTTCATTTAGCTTGCGCAACTCATCCATGAGATAGGCAGCAATGCCGTCTGATACGTCTAATGGTGTCATTAGTTACCTCCTAACGCGCGCTCTAATTCGTGATATAGGCGCTTTTCATACATTTCCATGCCTTCTTTTTGCATGGCATTCATAACAGTTTCATTACCAAACATTTGCGGTAAGGCTGGTCCATATATCCCTTTTAATGGGTATCGTTCCTTGCCTTGGCGTTTCATAAAGATACCTGATGCACTAACAAAGCCATTTGGTACCTTTGTTTCTGTACCTTTTTTAATAGATACAAACACACCTTTTCGCTTAAGTGATTTAATTTTGAAGTACTTTTGAGCGCTAGTATAACCACCTTTGATACGCATTTCTGTGCCGTCATTCAATTTATTGATAGATACACCGGACTTTACGACCGATACACCTTTAATGGCGTAGATATTACGTAGTGCTTGCGTACCTGCTTTTCTTGCAGTCGTTGCAGCACGCTTTGAAGCGGCTTGGCAGACACGTCGAACTCTATCTTCTTTTAATGTTTCCAGTGCTTTTTCAATTGTTTTCACTGCACTTTTATCAAGTTCTAGCTCAACCATCCGTCAACACCACCTCTAGCTTCTGCTCTGAGTTCGATAGACACAAGTCCATCTTCTTCCGTTGCACTTTGAACGATGTACACATCACCATCTAATCGGAATACGTTCCCCTGTGATGGAATTTCAGGGATGTCCTTTAATTTGCAATGCACAAATACAGACACCCCATGCAGTCCGTCATTTGATACGTGAGAGCCATTCGACAAGAATGACTCCCTCGCCGTTGGCGATTGAATAACCGCTTTAGCTACTGTGCCATTTAGATTATGCCCTTCAGCGAATTCGTCTTCATTGAGGAATACATCGTCAATATCGCTTTCTATGTAATCTCTAAATCGCATTATTTTTTCACCGTGACTTCCGCATCAACTTCAGGTAATTCCATTTCTTCTTCCGGTTCATCTGGAACGACGTCCAATGGTTCCGGTACTTCAACAGGATCATCTTCAGCAGATTCAAACTTATCAGATTCAAGTAAAGACAACGCAATCGCTTTCTTTTTGATGTCGACTACTTCGCCTTTGCCATACATCTCACCTTCATGTGCTAAATAACCCTTTAATACTCTGATTTTCATAAGTATGTTACCCCCTATTTAGTCTTAATAGTAGCCCAATCGTCGATAGTTTCAGGAATCAATACGCAACGAGAATACACAGTCAACGTTAATTCTTGTGTGCCCTTATTAGCATAGTAATTAGGCACATAAATACCTGCATACGTTGTAAATTGGCTATCATCGTTGAGCAATGTTACTGCTGCATGTTGTTGACGGCCACGACCAGGAACACCTAATACAGCTGCATCATTACCAATAAAGGCTTTTACTTTGCCTTCGGCGTCTTGATATGTTTCAAGATATGCGTACACATCGATATTCAAGGACATAATACGGCCAACATATCGAACTTGTGGAGACAAGTATTCAGGTGCAAAGCTGAACATAGATATGTTTTCGCGATTAGGAATAGCTAACCACTTATTGATAGACGCATTATCAAGAATGTATTTTTCAACATTTCTACCTACGACCAACACAGTTGGTACGATACCTGCGTTTTCTTGAATTTTTTCAGATGCCAATTTCAAATCGTTATAAATATCAGCACCAGCTTGGTCCCATGCAGTAGTTGGTGTAATATCTTGTTCAAATTCGAAATCAATTTCATCAGTTAAAACAGTTGTACCATCATCCGCATAACCTTCAATTTTGTACTTACCTGTAGTAAGTAGCTCTGCCGCCATTTTGTTTTTACGATTAATAATTGTCCCTTGCAAGTAAGACAAATCTTCAGCTTGCATTTGAGAAGAACGTTGTGAAGGTGTCATTGTGGATACAACATTTTCAGCAAATGCACGTTGGTCAAGTTGGTCTGGGTCAATAACTGTACTAGGGCCCATCATAGGCGCTTCATATAAAGCAATTTTAGAGCCGGCACGTTTAACATTCACGCCAGATGCACCACGAGATACAAAAGGTGCTAATGTACGACCACGTTTTCGAGTTTCTACTGTGATTTTTTTAGAAGTTGCAACTGCTGGAACTTGTGGGAAGAAAGTATCAAGCAAGAAACTTGCCGGCGCTTTCATGCGTTCCACCGCTTGCATCAAGGAAAATGTATCTTTAAAATCAATTGCCATTATATAGTTCCCCCTATTTAATGCTAGTTAAGAATAAATGAGCGTCTTTAAAATCCGCTTCGTGTTCATTAATTTTATAAGCTTGGTCAACTACCAATACTTCACGATTAAAGCGACCAGAAATATATACAGTCACTATATTGTGGTCAGTAGTTGCAGTAGTATCAGATACTACGATACCTGCAGGTTTACCAGTTGTTGTAATTTTTTGGAATGTACCAGCATTGTTTTCAAGCACTTGGCCACGTTTATAATCGCCAGCTGCTACTTTTACATTTTGAGTTAATACAGGTACACCACCACCACCTAATAGGTAATCAGCTGCGACACCATTTACTTGTTCGAAATATGCCATTATTTACCGCCTTTCTTAGCATTCGCAAATGCTACGACTTCATCAACTGCACTAGCTTTTGCTACTGCATCTTTGGTTTCTGGTGTAGATGCACCTTGAGTGGCCACTTTATCCGCACCAGATTCCATTTGATCAATAACTAATTGTCGAATTTTGTCGACTACTTTGTTGTCAGTAGCAGGAATATCGGATACAGCAGAAATGAAAGGTGTTACTTCATCTACAGTCTTACCTTCTTTAACAGCCACATCTACTAAACGATTGATGACTTCATTGTTGCCTTTTAACGCATTTAATGCTTCAACGCGTTCGCGTTCTGCTGTTACTGCTGTATTTTCTACAGGTTCATTTGTAGAAATACCAAGCAAACCTTTTAAGCTTGCCATGAATTGATTTTCAGTCATAGGTTTCTCCTTATGTTTTAAAAATTGTTTGATTTTGGCTTCATTTTTGGCCGAATACTTGCAAGATACTTTGTTTACAATAACCATTCCGTTATTCATAACAGCATTATCAATAATCGCCGTATCTACTTCATCAATTAGGCCGTAGGACTTCGCCTCGTCCGCTGTGAGCCACGTTTCATCATCCATAAGTGTATTTACCTGTTCAGATGTCAAAACATCGCTACGGCTCAAATAAACGTTTGCAATTGTTTGTTTAACACTCGCCAAATAGTTAGCCATTTTAGTTAATCCGTCCGCATCAAAGCTATCGCCTAGATATACGGATGGGTTGTGAATCATGTACAAGGCATTGCTTGGCATGATTACCTTATCGGCAGCGCATGCAATAATCGTAGCTGCACTTGCGCACAGTCCATCAATATGTGCCGTTACGTTGCCGGTATAAGTCTTAATCATATTGTGTATGGCTTGCGCTGCGAATACGTCACCACCGCCAGAGTTGATGCGCATTGTTAGGTCATTACTATTACAACTAGCTAAGTCACTTGCAAATTCACGTGGTGTAATTTCATCACCCCACCAAGAAGTATCAGAAATATCACCATACAAAATCAATTCAGATTGACCGGTACCATCTTGATTTACAAAATTCTTAACAGCCCAGAATTTATTCATCCTCTTCACCTCCTTTCGCTTCAGATTTAGAGCCAACGGAAGGATTAACCGCATCAGCTAGCCCCATGCCATATTTCTCCATGAGTTGTTTTTCAAACGCAAGTTGTGCAATATTTTCTTCAAGGTCTGTTCCGGTCATTTCGGCAGCTTCACGTTCACGAGTGGAAACTCCATTCTGAACGCGAAGTGTACTACCATTCATATCCTTAACAGGGTCAAGGATTGACATAGTCGGTCCAAACCAATCAGCATTGCACCATGCTTTACGAATTAATGGATCATCAAAGAAACCAGGCGCTTCAATTCGGCCATTCGCTACGGCTTCCATTAACCATACCTCATAGATTGGTTGACAGAAGTCACGAGCGAACCACTTTCGCCGTAGTTTATATTCTTCCCAAGCCTGTAACATTGCTGCACGGCTTGCAGAATACGAGGAGTTGAAGTTCTTCATCAATACTTCGTAAGGCTGGTTAAGTGCAGCACCTACTTGTTTGATGAGTTGAGTACTAAATACCTCAAAAGTAGATTGAGCATTGGATGCATCCACGCTCTTAACATCCACACCTTTCGGCAAGGCATTTAATGTGCCAGGGCCTAAATTGTATTCTGATACATCAACTACTGGTTCCGTTGGATCATCAACACCATTGTCGGCCAACATATCATTTAACGAACCGGAGTTAGTAACGGCTTCAGTAAAGAATAATGCGAAATACGATTTAATAATGGCAGATGTAAGCTCTGCATTTGTGTAACGATACACTTGCTTAAGTGTTTCAATGACTGGAGCTAAATAAGGTACACCTCTATACTGCTCAGGTCTAGTATCGTTACTAATTTGTAGTACATTCGGAATGCTAGTACGCTTTCCATATGCTTCGACTCTTGCCCATGTAGTTAACATGCTTGTAATTGGCTCACCTGGGACTTGATTGGATACCCAGTAAGCTACAATTGTGCCATCAGTATCAATTTCTACACCATTCAATATGCGATTCCCGTTATCCGGATTAAGTGCTTCAACGCCAGTTGGGTCCCCTGTAACATATGTGGAACTGGTAAGTGGATTACTTACTCGATTTCCTTCAATTAATTGAAGCCGTAATGTATATGGCATATCTGGTGTCGTTGGCTTACGCCTAAATACCGCAAAACTATCCCCATCAGTAAGATATCCTTGATATGCGATGCTTTGCATATCGTATAAATTGTTCTTGCGATAAATATCACAGTCTTTTGATTCGGCCCATAGGTCAAACTCAGCTCGAACCTTACGAGCCCATGCTCTAGCCTCCTCTGCACTGATTCCCAATATTTGGAATTTAGGTCTAGGGAACACATTGAGACCTGCACCAACTGTATGAGTGGTGCTTGTATTGATTGCAGCCGTTCCGACTGGCGTATTGATGGCTAAATCTGCGGATCTATCACGTAAAGTTGATAAATTTGCGCCGATATCGGCCTTATAACCTAGTTTTTTAGGGTTATATCCCTTCAAAGATTTGTTATTATGAGAGGCCCCGCCCTCACTATATCCACTATTTTTAGCCCTCGGAGTGCCTGTTTTAGCGCTAAATTTCTTATTTTTTCTCGCCATTCTGTCCTCCTAATCCCTAAAAACTACCCGTTTTGACCTGTTTCCACGCCCATTATCAGTATCCATACCTGGTAATTTGGCGCCTCTTGCTACCAAATCATCAATCATTTTTCTTACTTCTGCTAAATTTGCTCTTGTAAGAGTCCGATTTCCGATAGTATAGCTTTGGCCGGTCAATATTGCTTCCTCAGCTTTGACGTACCACTCTAACCGTACGTCAATTAGCCTTGGCTTAATTGAATAACTAGTTGCCATACATCCTCCTAAATATCTGCTGCTTTACTAGCTCTGCGAATACGTTTTCTCATTTGTTTCTTTCTTGGAGTAGTCACTGTTGTAGTAGAATGTCCTCCACCTTTGACTACTTCCGCCAATCTATCCCAATCAGGACGGATTGAATTCATACACGCTAGGTTATATACACGTAAATCCAATGGTTCATTACGAACCCCTGCAGTAGGCTCCCATATTTCATGGATAACGCCTTTACGTTTTACTTTCTTCTTGTGTTCTGAGATAATTCCCTTGAAATATAGCTCGTCGTACCCTCTAGTTCCTAATAATTCTTCATCCAATGGGAAATGAAAGTACTTAGCACCAGGTTCTTCGATGGCCAATCGGTTCATTACCTGCTGCTTTCCATCGTCAACACCTAACATTACAAGTGGAATTTTGCTCCCAGAAGCTTTACCAATCTTATAATTTAAAGGTATGCCAGGTGTTCCAGCCGTACCTTTAATCGCAAATCGTTGCTTACTAAAGTTTTTCTCACAATATTCATACACTTTTGATGTGTAGTGACCGCCAGAATCGATGAAAGCACGTGCCACTTTAAGACCTGTGCCGTTCTTAAATCGGTATACTTTATCAAGCACCGCATCAAGTGCATCCCATGTTGCTTTATTATCAGGTTCCCCAAGGATAACGCCCTTACATATCCCCCAACATTCTTCGCCGTACCCCCAACCGGTGATTTCATACTCTAACCGATTATCTTGTGTATCAACGGCACCAGTTAACAGTAATACACCGTCCGGAAGGTCTGCGCCATATTTCTCACGGCGCCTAATGAATTGCTGATAGTCTTCGAATGCACCTTGTTGTGCGTATGATTCACCGAAACGCGTATTCATGACTACCTTTTCACGTGTAGGATCGCCTTTAGCCTCTAGCCATTCCCTCATGATGTCATTCCATGTTAGCCACGGAGACGTGAATCCATTTACAAAAAAACTGCGTATGCCATTATGCAACGCAGCCGGGTTTTTCGATATGTACTTTTGAGGTACTTTCCGCATTTCGTCTTCAGAGAATGTAGATCCGCAATCTGGACACCGCCATTTTACATCACTAACTACAACAATTTTCCGACCTTTAGCATCCTTGTGTTCCTCAGTCTCACATTCCATTTCAGTATGTCGTATCAAATGGTACTCACCACAATTAGGGCACTCATGTTGCCACTCTTCCTGTGTGCCTGTTTGATACTCTACATCGATTCGTGAGCTACCTTCATTAGTTGGTGTAGAGAATAACCCCATGACCCTGTTCCAGAACGTTGTCATACGTTTTGCAGCAAGGTCTACTGGGTCACCTTCTGTACCGGCACTATCTGGGAAGCGGTCAACTTCGTCCGCTAATAGTACACGTACAGGACGCGATGCCAATCCTGCCGGACTGTTTGCCCCACACATGATAAGACGTCCACCAGGGAAGAGTTTAGATAAGATTGTGTTCTTACCATCTCGTGTCTTCGCCCCGTCTTCTGATTTTGTTTCATAGAATACTTGTGAAAGTACTTTTGTATCACGGATCATCGGAGAGATACGAGACTTTGAATAATCTTGAGCCAATTCGATAGTCGGTTGAATCATCATCACTGCGCATGGGTCAAGATGAGCGTATCGACCTAGCACATTATTCATTATGTCTGACTTCCCTATCTGTGACGCTGACTTAACCACTACCCGATTGATACCAGGTTGTGTGAAAGCATCCATAATATCCTTTTGATATGGTGCTCTACTCGTTTTCCAACGCCCTGGTTCAGCAGAAAGGCCTTGTGATAGCATGCGATAATCGTCAGCCCATTGGCTAACACTGGTTTTAGGTAGTGGTTTTAGACCCATTTTAGAGACATATTGCCACAATGCTTTTGCCGTTTTCATGCTATCACCTCCTTTTTTGCACTAAAAAAGCGCCTAATTTGGCGCTTTATCCTCCTCTAAATCGTCACCATCCATGAATAATGACGGCGTATATTCACTTAATTCAGATAATTTATCCTCAATTTCTTGCGTTAACAAGTTATATGCTTCCTCTTTTGTCACATTCTGTAATTGTGGCGCCAGTTTTGTTGGCAACCCTAACAATTGTGTACGCAAATTGACAAGCATTTCTGTCATAACCTGTTCTACCGTATCCGCTGAGTACACTTCGCCGTTCATTTTGGCCAGTTTTAACTCAGCAATCTTGCGTTTCGCACGTTCATTTTTGGCCTTTTCAACCTCGAATACTGCATCATCTGAACTGCTTACCTCTTCAGCAGAAGATTGGCCCTTATATTTGACATAATTGATAACAGATTTGATAACCAAAATCTGATTTTTTTCATCCGTTGCTAAAACCCCTTCTTGGAGCAGTTGCGAAACACGTTGACGCGAGAGTCCAAGTGCTTTTGCCAGGTTCGACTGAGAGGCCGTTGCTGTTTTCAAATCATCTGTAATTTTCACTTATCAATCAGCCTCCTTTCATTACCTGTATCACTAGCAAGGTCATAAAAAAATTAAAATCTAGGCAATTTTTGGGGTCTCGGCCACCGCAAGGCATCAGCCTTGGCCAGAAGGACCCGTAAAAAAATATCCAAATTTAAAATAATATATTCAATATTTAAAATTTATTTTTATTTTTACGATGAGACAGACGGCGCTCATCCTCATGGCGGTGCCGTGCCTCATCCCTATCCACATGTCTCATCATATGGTGTGCATGCGAACATGAACGGCAATAACCATTAGCTTTTATTACTATTTTGTTAGCGCCACACATTCCATGATGATTATCTAAGCATGCAGTCTTATTGCATTTTACATTAGGCATACCGTTTACATCCTTTCATCGCCTACTCAATACACACAACTCACAAGGTATAAGTGTATCTTAAGGTTGTGTAGTTATATATTCAAAAAGGTCAAACATGAATCATTGATTGGTGAGTTGTGTGTATTCAATAGGCACCATGGGGTGGGGGTATATCATATGTACAAAACAAAAGGCCCGTATAACTGAATGGTTACACGAGCCTAATATTTTGTTTTGAGTGATTTGGTGAATGATTGCTCAGTGGCAATTTTCACACATATATAATATCACATATCTAAATACCAGTTTGGTACTATTTGGGTCAGTTTGGTACTATTTGGGTCAATTCTTGACCTAATTCAATTAATGCTTCCTTTTTATATGACTGCACCTGTGTTTTACTATACCCTATAAATGATACCACACCTTTAAATGACATACCATTAACATATTCTTGCATCAATGCTATCTTCCCCTCAACACATCGTAAGCACTCAATATGTTTTCTTGCATCTTCGCGTAACTGAATCAATGCATTTGTTTTCTCAAGGCATTTAGATTCGCTTTCTAACATCTTAGCTATACTAGCTTCTAACCCTTCTTTAATACCGCCACCTGATACACGATCCTTACTATAATCTATTGCACTTAGTGACGTAATATCACTTCTTAATCGTTGTAATTCTCTTTTGGCTGATTGTATTTCTAAGGTGCATGATTTTATTGGCTTTAAATATTCAATAGCATTTCTTATATATTTCTTTTCTTGTTCTTTATCCATGTATCCGCATCACCTCCCGTTATAAATTTATCACCCTTTTATATGTCATATCCCATTGCTTTACGATTTATTACGTATATTGTTTCCGCATCAGTATGTTCTCTTTTAGCTATAATTTTTAAACAAGTTTCTTTGTTAGGCATGTTTCCTGCATGTGTATTGACATGACATTGACTGCATAATTGAATTAGATTTTCTCTGATATCTCCACCACCACTACCACGAGAAAATACATGATGTGGTTCTATATTACATAGTCTGCCACAGTATTCACAATGGTTTGTTCTAATTGTTTTAATCATTTTTTTATCAATGATTCTCTTATGTTTAATCGCCATTATTTATTACCAGTGCTTCCAAAACCGCCTGTACGTTTCTTTGTAGTTCTATCCTTAGCCGTAATACGATATGGCATAATAATTAATTGCGCCAATCTTTCGTTCTTATTATATTCAAACGGCGTATCACCTAGGTTTCTAATAGGTATCATAATATGACCTTCATTATCATCATTGTTGTAGTAATCTGCATCAATAATACCTGTACCATTAGCAAGCATGACATCATTATTAATACCCACGCTAGATCTTAAATGTAGTTGAATATGTTCATCATAGTTCAATCTGCATTTAATACCAGTAGGAATGAGTTTTGTTTGATGTGGTAATACGACGCCAGTCTCATAAGGTTTAACATCATATCCTGCTGCATATTCTGTTTTTCGTTCAGGTAAATCAGCATCTTCATATCCTGTTACACGTTCAAATTGATTTTCGTTCATTTATTTAATTCTCCTTTTCATCTAATTTGATGTTCTAAAATCCAACTTACGCTCATAGTCCTTTCATAATTACCACTCTCGAATGTAATCAAGTATTTATTCATGTTCTATCACCTGCTAATTTTGCATATTTCCAAGGTACTACTCTTCTATTATTTTCAACACTCCAAGATGTTGCACCGCTTTCCCAAGCATATACAGTTTCATCTTTATAGTACGCAAAATAGCGTTTTTTCCAATCGTTACTGTCAAAATCCTTAATCAATATAGGTGTATCAACCGCCACTTTCGACCAATCAGCAATGCCTAGGTATTCACCAATGTCAATCAAATGGTCTTTTTCCTCAAAGCACGTACTGGCCACCATCACACGTGGCAAGAAATAGTTTAAAAGCTCCCTTTTACCGTTAAAAAAGAACAATACACCACTTTCAATTTCGGCTTTTCGATACCCTAGATCATACATGCGTTTAAATAGTTCATCTGTAAATTCTTTATTATTCATACTCTAAACCACTTCTTTCTTATTTCGCTATATTTATACAACTCTGGAAATTCCAATGTTATTTCTCCGTTCTTTTTTACAGCCACTCCAACAACAAACCGCTTTTCATCACTTTCATAAGCTAACTTTTTAAGAAATTCAATAGCACTTTCTTTTGTTTCGTATATGTCTATAAAATAATCAGAATGTACAACGTATCCGCTATAGCTTGTCATATTAACCACACGCACCAGTTTCTATAATATAGCTTTTTAATTTAGGTTTATCATCATCTAAACCATGCACATTTTCAATTTCCGCTCTAATTTCAAGTATGTTTAGATACTCTCCCATAGTAGCCTTTTGCCTACGCAACAAATCTATAGAACACGTTGGTTTAAAATCTAAAGTTCCAGCATCATATTTAACAATCATTCTGTGTAGTTTGTTATAATGCTCTTTTAATGCCTTATACTCTCCTCTAAATCTAGCTTGCCATTCAGGTTCACTAATACTTAATTCATTTTTATTTTCTTCGTTCATTTTATTCACCTCTTATGATAGGGCGGATATTTCACCGCCTATATCTTATCCAATCAATACGTTAATCGAAACCGCAAATCCAAATATCAAAGAACCCATGCGACCTACACACATCACGCCACATGCGTTCACCCCTAGCGCCTTTTTGTTTGCTATTTATCGGCATTATTCAACCTCGCATCCAATCATTAACTCTACACGTTCTTTAAAATTAAATTCAGGATGTTCTTTTTGATGTACGGCACACTCAATTTCAGTACCGCCAAACATTTCATCATATATGATTACTTCAATATCATCATTTTTAACTTTATTTAAAACCTCTTTTAGTTCTTTTACCGTCATACTAACGCCCCTTATTCACCCATTTCATACATCCAATTCTCATATAATATTCCTTTTCTTTTTCGTTCAATTTAACAGAACCTTTTATTCGTTTTGCTCTTTTTACAAAACCACCAAACCTATAAATATTGCCTATGCAACCAAACATATCTATTTCATCAATTAAAATTAAGCCAGCATCACCAAGCATTTCATCGATTACTCCATAATGATCATCATACAAATCTCTAGGTACTGCATAATACAAATACATAACATTGTGATTGTCGTGATATCGTGCTTTTTTGAAATCATTTCTAAAATCGTTTATATCCGTTTTGATCTCAACTTCTGTTAAGTGCAAAGTGTTTAGATTGAAGTATACAAAGTCAGCCTCATAAGGTGGCTTTCCTCTATCCCTCATCATTACATTAGGTATGCATATATTTTTAAGAAATAAATGTCTACCAAGAACATATTGAATATCTTTTTCGTCCATATGTGCATCTCCTATATACTCACCATCTATCATTTACTATGCCCCATATATCCGTTTCGCCACTCATTGAGTGTACATCATATTCCATTAACCACTTTAAACAATGCCGCCCATGCTTCAAGCCGTCTGGCTTATTTCTAGGCCCAGGACTTGCATAAGTTACCGCTTCAACCCATTCACAATGTGCCTCATATGTGTACCACGGATACATTAGACAATAGGCTTTTATGTATTGTTGTTTTCGTTTTTTTGGACTATCATTTTTCACCTCTTAGAATATTAACTTTTGAAAAACACTAGCCATATAGTCTTGCCCCTACGTTGTCCAATTAGCGGCTCGCATGGTAACAAAGGTTTAACCATTGGTAACGTAATTTGCTCTTCATTCCATTTAAAGATTAACGTTCCATTTTGTTTTAGTACTCGCCAACACTCTGATAGGCCTTGTTTTATATCCTCTTGCCACGTTTGTTTTAACCGTCCATATTTCAATGCCAAGAATGATTTATCTCCAACATTTAATAAATGCGGTGGATCAAATATAACAAGATGAAAACTTTCATTTTCAAAAGGCATCTTACGAAAATCTGCGATTACATCAGGTTTTACAATTAATTTTCTACCATCACATAGTGTTGTATCTAATGTGCGTTTATCTACATAGCAGGTTTCATTATGTTCTTTATCGAACCAAAACATCTTGCTTCCACAACATGCATCTAGTATTTTCATATATTATAAACACTTACTCCTTAACATAATCACCAATACGATATGGTTTTGTTTCCATAACTACATACACACGATTTTCGTATCCGTGCCGTTTCTCCCATGCTTGGAACACCTTTGATAATTCATCGCTTAGTTCGTCAATGTGTTCATTTTTAACATTTTTCATGTAATCGTCTGACCATTCTTCGATTTCATCATCTAAATCGTAATCACACACATTCCAAATTACTCGTTCGCCGTCTATCCCTGGTACATATAGATATGGATGACCTATTTCTATTGTTGTTTGTAATAATTCTTCTCAGCTCAAACTATCAAAATCACCGTAGTTATATTCATTATCTACATAATCTGCGATGGCATCTTTAATGCTTTTTTGTGGTTCTCCTACCACCTCATCAACGCACCAGCAATATTTTGTTTTATCTTGTCTGAGCATTTTTAATAACCTCGTTTCTTCAGATATTGCCATACAGTACTAGTAGATTTATTAACTACTACTGCAATAGCACTTAATTTAAGCCCTTTTTGTCTTAATTCAACGGCCTTATCTACCCATTTTTCAGGTACCTTATTGGCCATTCTTAATTTTTGACCACATGATTTACTACAGGTTTTTGTTGTATTACGTAGTCTATATTCTGTTTTATATTTCTTTCCACAGATTTGACATACCTTTTCCACCATCTGCCCTGTATGCTTATCTACCGCATCATATTTATGTTCTTTCACTCTCTTGTTTTTATTCTGCTGATCATCTTTCAAATTATATTTCCAAATAGTTAAGTGTTGTAAAAAATATGGTACGTTGTTCATCTTTTATTTACTTCCTTTATCTGTCACATCTACTAATTGATAATATGCACATCACAGTTACACCTATACAGGTTCCAAAGAAACACCCTAATAAGAATATCCAAATCATGAATAGCTCCTCTTATTCTTCGTAGTCATCTTCTACATCGTCCTTTAAGCTAAAATCAAATTTCGCTTGTGCCCGTTCTCCTCTAATATACCCACGTATCCTTGCCTCTAGTTCTCTCAAGATACCGATATCTTTCGTATCCATCACATCAAATAAAGTATTAACTCTTATCGCACCTGTTTTAAAACCTATTCCTGCTTCTGGTGCCATTAAAGAACCACAAAATACTAATGACTCTAATTCATCCGTTTCTCTTGCATACCTTAGTTGTATTTTAGAAACATTAAGCATACATTGTGTATCTAATTGACATAGCTTTCCAAGATACTCTAATACTCTAGCTTCCATTTTTTTCCACGCATCATATAATTCAGGACTTTTTTCATCTTCTGATTTTATACGTAGATCTGCTGTAGCACCTGTACTCAAAATATCTTCATATATAATGTCCATCCCTACGCCATATGTTGCAAAACTCTTAATTTTCATTATTTCCCCTCCAATATAGCTATGCTTTCAGCAGTCCAATCATAAATATGTTCATTAGCTTCTTTATAGAAGATTGTATCCGCATCAATTCGTTTGTTTTGACTTTCTACATACACCTCTATAGTTGGTGTTCCCCATATACTAGTGGTGTATGCCTCTTTATGAATAACTTCACCATGGTCATATATAATGCCAACCGTGTTACCCCAATCTTCTTCAATTCCCGCATATACAACACAATTACAGCCAATATTAATAATGTGTCGTGCTACTTTTTCCCAATCCAAATTTCTTGGTTTATTTCCATTAAAAAATGCTGCATTACATTGATTGATACATTTATACGTATCCATGTTGTGCCTCCTAATCAAATACATTCCCTTTAATTTTTAGTTCTTCTGCTTCATTCACTATGAATCCTAAATCCCAATAACACTTCTGTTCACTCGTAATGACCGATACACACCATTTCATATCTTGTTCGTTATAAAATACTTTAGCTATAAATCGTCTGCTACAGTGTGGCATTTTATATTCAATGATGTCGTTTTCATAAATCAAATCATCCGCATCATCTACACCATCTGTAGCCCTACAAATCGTATACTCCTTTATACTGATTGGTTTCTCATTTTCCTGATATATTTTACATTTCCCATCGTGTCTAATTGCTACACCATATACCCAATAATTAGCCGATTTTGCTTTTACATGTGTAATTCCCATGTTATTATCACCTATCTTGCCCTTATCACCCATAGTTGTGCTAATAGTGTTATGATTTCTTTCTTATGTGGTATATCTTTCGTTTCTAATTCTGTTACTATATCCGCTATATACGCTTTTGATATTACCGATATATTTGCATACCGCATCATCTTATCTGTTCTTGATTCCATATCATGCGCTCTCGTATTTATATGTTCCTTTTACAATACGATAAGTTGAACCATATGAAATCTTGTATCTTTTAGCCATCTCCCTAAGTGTATAGTTTCCTGTTTTATAATCTTCACATATCTTATTTCCTATACTTTGACTTAATTTATTGTGTTTTAAGTCTTGCATATCTTTTTGTGAAATCGTCTTACAAGAACGTATGCCCATACATTTTAAGGCTCTAGTAATTGTCACATTGCCATATACACAAGCCCATAATGCCAACCAATTTAATCTCACACCTGTAGGATCATTCCTGGTCATATTCCACCTAACCTTTCTTCTGTCTTTTTCTGTCTTTTTCTGTCTTTCTTCTGTCTTCATAGAGTTTACATCCACTGCAATACTTGGCCATAACATAAGGTCTTTTAACTGCAATCCCCATTTGATTTGGACATGGTAGCATAAGCTTATGTTCATTAACGCATGTATTTTTAACAAATAAACCTCCAAATTCAGTTAATTGAATGGCATGTTTACATGTTTTTGCTTTTTTGTATTCATTTCGTCTTGCCACTACCGCATCAACCTTTCTGCTTTTCTCCTTGCATTACATCGTACATTTGTTTTGTGTTTTATTTCTTTATCTGGCAGTGTCTCTGCGCTGCCTTTAAAAGGGAATTTGTTCATCATCACCAAATGTTTCAAAATTACTTGTCTCATCATCTTTATTCGATAGGCTATCACCAATAAAATCTGCTACTACTTCAGTAACATATCTTTTTTCACCCTCTTTAGTCTCATAGGATCGTGTTTGTAGTCTTCCATTTACAATACATCTATTTCCTTTGATTAGCTTACCTACATTTTCGCCTAACTTCTTCCACGCTACACAATTAACATATGCAGTTTGTTCTTTTACTTCACCTGTACTCTTATCTACATATTCATTACTAGCAGCAATAGTAAATCTTGCTACAAGTGATCCTTTTTTTGTAAAAGTTACCTCTGGGTCACGCACTAAATTTCCCATTAATTGCACATTATTCATAATTTCCTCCTAATCTATTCGTTTATTCCAATATTTTTCACAATCTAAATACTTTGTTGCTTCCTCGAAACACACAATGGCCGAACACTTATCACATACCACCATATGATGCTTTTCGGTAACTTTAATACCTATTACTACTCTTATTGATTTATTCCCGCAGAATGGACATGGTCTCAGTCGATTTTCTCTTCGCATATATTTCACTCCATTTCGTTAGACGTATTAATCTATATGTTCTAAATGGATATCCATAATTATTGATACCTTCATATACACTATCTTTATCTAGATAATAGCCTTGTGGTACTTTAATTTCTTTTCTCCACTCTGTAGCTTTAATAGTTTTACTTTCTACCTTTGGTTTATCTAAATTCGTACTTGAAACCCATTTTTTTGATGCATGTGTTGGACTGCCTTGTACATCCATTTTTCGTTCTTTTATAAAATACTTAGCTAATCCAATTGCATCTTCAGCTTCTCCTCGGTACAGCTCTACTTTTGTATATCCATATTCCCATAACTGTTTTAGAATTTTAGTATTTAATCGAATACCTTGATTAAGTAGCATGTGAAAGTGTATTTTGCCTTGCCGTTCCATAATATAAATATATTTACAAATCTCTTTTTCTTTCTTAAATCTTGCTCTCAACCTTCTAATAAATTTAGTCATCCTATTTTTTGCTTCAGTTTCATCAGGATCATCTCGAAATGTCAGCGTTAGATAATAATCATCTTCTACAAAATTCATATCGATTAATAATCTTAATTTCTTTTCAGCAATACGTATGTTATTTTTACGAATCATTTCAGGTGTTACATGTTGTTTTTCACTTCTAGATTTTTTTCCTATTTTACCTAGATACGAATTACCCGTAATTGAATCTGTAACCTCTCTGATATTCTTCGATTCTATTACTGTTCTCCTACGCATTTATTTACCCCTTATGTCGAGTTGTTAATATATCTATCAAGTCCCACAAATGCAGTTGAAACCGCATTTTTACTAGACTTTTCTCTATATATGAGGTAAACTATAAATAGGATTATTTATGGTTATATTCTCATATAACTACTTAATGACCGCCGTGTTATAGCACGGCGGTTTTTTATTTATCAAATTCACAATGCCAGTCACCTTGATATCTCATTAGGTATTGGCATTCACTACAACATGTATCACATACACGCTTCTTTTCTTTGTGACATACAATTGCACAATGTATTTGTTTTCCACATATTGGGCATTCCATGTTAGTTAATTGGTTGTACCAGTTATCCATCTTGCCACTCCCGTTTTAGTTGTGCTTCTACTAATCGGCACTGCAGTTTGAATACATTAATTGCTTCTTGAGCATTTAAATAAAGCACCTTAGCGGTGTCTCTTCTTAACCTAAGCTCAGCAATATATTCATCTCCCTGTGCTAGATCACGTATCAATGTAACTGCTACTTTTTCCAATCTGGCCGAGGCTATAAATTTAGCCTTGGCCTTTTTATAAGCATACTCAGCATTTGCCAAATCAATTCCTCTATCTTTGGCTAAACGCAATGCTTTATTGAGTTCTAATTGTTTATCTTGTAAATAACTATATAAATCTGCACCATTCATCATTTTGATTGTTTACTAAGTTCTACTTATTTAATAAGTTGTTGAACAAGTGTTTCCAATTTAGAAATACGTCTATCTTTATCTTTTGCCTCTTGAAGGTAGTCGCTATCTTTGCCGATTTTAAAAGAAATGCTTACGTTTTATTGGCTTTCAGCGCCTAGTATCACTACAAATTTCACAATATAGTTTACTCATGTAATTCACTCCATATGTTGCGCCTTACTGATTCCATTGTTGCTAAGTGCCCTTCTCGTATTGGCCCATTCCCTGTGATACGGATATTCCATCCATCCTGTTTTTGATTTAGGAAGATTACTCTTCCGTTGCCTAGAATTGTAAAGTTTAACAATTGATGTTGGCGATTATAAGTAAGATTTTTAATTATTTCTCTTAACTCATTAACCGCCATCTCATTGAACTTTAGGTATCTTCCTAGCAGCGTAAGCCCTCTTTCTTTTGTATTCATGTTTCATCACCCCCTTTAATGTGCTTAACAGAAATATGATTGCTCCTGTTAGTATCATCATTAAAACGTTTAATAATATATTCCAGCCATGTAGAAACTCTATGCCCCCACATAGTCCTAAAATAAGCACCCATAAATTCAACTGTATGATGGTAATAATGTCTAACTTGGTTCTCATTGTTATGCCCCCTTTAACCACTTCATATTCTGACTTTTCATCCATGCTTCAAATTTATCTACATGAACCAGTGTTTGTTGTGGCCCTAGTTGCATACATATTTCATTGAACTTTCCTTCATTACGGATCATATCTACTCTTCTGTAGATATACATTTTGCTGCGTCCCCATATCTTAGCTAATGTACTAATAGGCACATATTTAGGTTGAACACTTTCCATTTCTACTACTCCTTTTAATCACGTCTTATATTTAAATAATCCACGTTGACTTTTATCCCTTGTTCTTTTAACTCTTCAATGCCTTTCTCTAATTCATTCTTTGCTTTAGATACTCGTTCATATGCTTTAATAAACTTTTCTCCTTGCATTTTTGTTATATTTCCTTCAAGTTCAATTACTAACATTTATAATCACCCTTTCTGTTTCATTTTATTTTTATAATTTGTATAATCACCTGGAAAGGGGGTGATTATATGCCATTAAAAAATAACTTTATTAGTTCTTCACTTTTAGATGCTATTGAAGCAGAACGGAAAATATTAGATTCACTTTATGCTCCAGCTCGAGCTATACGAAACCAAATGAATCTATCCATCGCTCCTTATACACAAATTTCAAACCAAATTTCTCAAATCTATCTTCCAACTAAACAAATAAATGAGTTAATAAAAGCATCTATTATTTCTATCCCTCAATTTAAAATTCCATCTATTCCATCAACACAGTTTGCAGATTTTAGAGAATTATCTTCATATCAAGAAACATTGCAAGATTTGAATGATACATTACCTACTCAAAGTATTGCTGACATTTTGCCGTTGGATTCATTGGAAATAACTAATCCTACAAATTTAGATTTTGATGATGAAGAACTTTCTAATACTGAAAGCACCACAATTGAAGCACTAACAAAGGATATAAAGTTTATTACTTGGTTTCGCTTGACATTTCCTGACTTCGCAAATCAACCAGCTCAAGTTATAGCCAAATATTTCTTTCATCAAATCCTTGCACCATTAATAGTCCAATTACTTTTGCTTTTGATTAGTGGTTCATTTAAGGACGAGTAGTAAATAATCTCGAGGCATTTCTTTGAAGTGCCTCTTTTTCTTTATCCTCTTTTGTTTTCCATCCTTCTAGCACCCCTAATGCAATTAAATACTTTTCAAAAGTCTCTGAGTTATCATCTGTTTGATTTTCTAATAATTGATATAAACAACGTCCTATCAATTCGCTAAGTACTTCCATTTCATTTTCTTCAATTGTTATTTGCTCTGTGTTTTGCATGAACTTTAATGCGGAAACATACCTTTGTACATGTTCAGCATTACTTGCAAATTCTATACACTCCATTAAGGATCTAATCTTCTTAATTGTTTTATCCTTAATGATTTTTAATTGAATTTCTTTCATTTGATTTCACCTCTTTGTTTTATTTTCATCATTTGCTCATGTATAATATTTCTTGATAGGATAATGACATATGCTGAACTACTGGGTAACAAGTAGATGTAAAGGATAAAAAGCCTTTGCGATAACATCTTGGTGGTTCAACCACAAGTAGAAATTCTTAAAAATACAAATAAAGTTATTTCTATGATTCATGCTTCTGCAAATACTTCATTTGCAAAAGCATTTGCTCTTAATGCTCAAACACAAGGAGCTTTAGCGTTAGCACAAAATGTAGCTAATAGCCCAATGCTTCAATTAGAGAAAGCTTCTGGTATTTCTCGATTACGTGATTTTGGTTTAGGAAAGGATGTTTACACGTCCCATTAGTAAGTAATTACTAATTGCAAATTGCGTGAATTCAAGGAATCTCCTGCTGCAACAGGACAACCTTGATCCAAGACAAAGTAAATGCCTTGTATAAATGACATTTTGTTAGTTGCCAATAATTAAAAATAAATTACGATTTATCCAATTTTCATAAAATTTTAAATAGCCAAAATGCTACTGATACGCCTAATGAAAAAGAAGAAATCAGTACAGCAATGAATGGTAAATAATACCAAAAGTCCTCCTCCGATGATTCAACTCTTATATATTCATTTTGATACCCTAATTTTTCTGTATCTTCTTTTGTATGTATTCTTCCTACATATTTTTCCATTTTTACACCTCCTCTCTACTGCCACTAACTTTGCTTCTATAAAAAAATAATATTTTGATATAATCACCTTGAAAGGAGGTGATTATAATGAAATTCAAAATGCCGGTTGACCCATTTAAAAATATGTCTGAATTATTTACTGTAATACGAAATAATAAAGTAATCGCTGACAAAATGTATGGATTTTTCTGTTCTAGTAAATATCCAAACTCCATTCAAACATTAGAATTTTCAGATATAATAGAGGGCGATATCTTGGTTCATAACAAAAAGAACTACCATGTTATAGATGTAAAACCTTTAGGAATGACTGATGGTGTCCTTTTAAAATATGAAACAGACTATCAGCGTTCTCATAAACGCTCTAATGCAACCAATATATTTAATATTGGCACTATAAATGGAAATTCTATAATTGGATCACAAGAGAATGCTTCAATTTCTATAGATCAATCCATAAATTCAATTTCCAATCTAATTGACAATGACAAAAATATATCTATGGAAGAAAAAGAATCGTTTAGAAAAATGCTCCAGTTGCTAGAAGTAAACTTAAGTAATGATATTCCCGTGCAAAAAGGTCTATTATCAAAATTTTCTGATGTACTCCACAAGCATCAACATATTGCTATCGCAGTTATGCAGATGCTATTTACTTTTGCTACCGCTCAGAGCAAATAATTCATCTATATCTTTTGCACATTTATTTTGAATTGATAAGGCTAATTGATTAATTAATGATGCATCTTTCCAAATATATAATTTATTATTTTGTGATTCTTCTAGATTAGTTAGTGCATCAGATAACACAATTATTTTGTCAGATAATTCAATAATTATTTGTGGATCATCCACTTGTTTTTGCAACTCCGTCAATAGTTCCAGCTGTTGACGGAGTATTTTAATATGTTTTTCCTCTTTCATCTATTCCCCTTCTTTCTTGCCACTAACTTTTGTTAGTGGCTTTTTATTTTTCCATTTGATTTCACCTCTTCTAACTTATTACTTGTATATTATGCAAGTTATTGTGTAAAAAAATATCTACGCGACTAGAGCAGTCTAATCCAAGCCAATCACTAATCATTGTAGCCTCTACTACATCAAACTGTGTTTTCCCATTCATTTTACTGTTAATAGTTGTAATAGAAACACCTAATAATTCTGCTAAATCCGCATATGTTTTCTTGTGTTCTACCAACAATCCTTTCAGTTTTTCTAGTTTCATCTTTTCACCTCACTTTTCTTGCACTTTATGCAAGTTTCTGATTACATGATAAGCCTATTAGTAAAGCCTGTCAACCACTCTATGCAAGATTTTATAAAAGTTTTATAATTTTTCTTGAATTTTATTCAAGTTTAT